GCCCAGCGCTTACCCGTCCAGATATAGGTCACATCACCGCACCACACCTGATTTGGCTCGGTCACGGCGAACTGCCTTTCAAGGTAGTTAGGGATAGCAACATGTTCATGACCACCACGTTTATACCGGTGAGTCGGCTGCTGACAGCTGACCAGCCCCAGCTCTTTCATGAGCCTGCCAGCAAGCCAGCGTCCCATCTGGTAGCCTCTCCGGGTTGCCATTGTGGCGATGCTTCTTGCTCCGGCCGAACCGTGGCTGATGCCATGTAGCTCAAGTACCTGACTGCGTAATACAGCCCGTCTGCCGTCTGGTTTTTCAGGACGGTTTTTCCAGTATCTGTAGCTGCTGCGATGAACCCCGAACACATGGCAGAGTGTGACCACAGGATAATGCGCTCTGAGTTTCCCGATTATCGAGAACTGTTCAGGGAGTCTGACATCAAGAGCGCGGTAGCCTTTTTTAATATTTCATTCTCCATTTCAATGCGTTGTAGCTTTTTCCTCAGCTCACGTATTTCGATTTGTTCTGGTGTTATCGGAGAGGCTTTTGGTGTTTTGCCCTGACGCTCATCACGCAGTTGTTTGACCCATCTTGTCATTGTGGAAAGGCCAACATCCATAGCTTTGGCGGCATCTGCCACCGTGTAGTTCTGGTCAACAACCAGTTGAGCGGATTCGCGTTTAAACTCTGCGCTGAAATTTCTTTTTTTCATTGGAGCACCTGTGTTGTTCTGAGGTGAGCATATCACCTCTGTTCAGGTGGCCAAATTCAGTAAACCACTTCAAGGATGCGCCTGAAGGAGATGAAATGACGAAAGTAAAAAGTGTTCCGTTCAGCCAGGTAAAGCAAAAACTGCTTAATACTCCAGAAGCTGTTAAAGGGTATGAAGATGCTGACAAAGAACTGGAGATGGTAGAAATGTTATACGAAATGAGAGAAAAAGCGGGGTTAACAAAGTCTGCGCTGGCCGAACGAATGGGATTACGCCCGTCAGCCATCAGCCGGCTGGAAAGTAATCCTTATCAGACTGATATCCCGCGCGTTTTTCTTCAGCCCGTCCACATTCAGCCCCGCTATGGCACGCCGGTATACCATTCGGCCGCCACACAGCACGCATTCGAGCGGGTCACGACTCAGGAACTGTTTCACCATTTGTGCATAGCACACATTCGCCACCGGTTCTGGCATACTTTATGTGCAGGCATAACGGTGCTCTCCCTGAATTTGTGAAAGAATCAGTAGTTCACATCACGCTATGCCTGTCTCCTTTTTCTGGGGATTCCTCAGGATGATGGTGATTATCCGTTATGCCTGAGTAGTACTGATTTTATTTTTCTCAGGAGTAATTAAAAATGAACAGAATTTATTCTCTTCGCTACAGCGCTGTGGCCCGGGGCTTTATTGCCGTATCTGAGTTTGCCAGGAAATGTGTTCATAAGTCTGTCAGACGTCTGTGTTTCCCGGTTTTATTACTGATCCCGGTACTATTCTCTGCAGGAAGTTTTGCGGGAACGGTCAATAATGAACTCGGGTATCAGTTATTTCGTGATTTTGCTGAAAATAAGGGGATGTTCCGCCCGGGGGCAACGAATATCGCTATTTATAATAAGCAGGGAGAATTTGTCGGTACGCTGGATAAGGCAGCTATGCCTGATTTCAGTGCTGTGGATTCGGAAATCGGTGTGGCGACACTGATAAACCCGCAGTATATCGCCAGCGTGAAACATAACGGGGGATATACAAACGTTAGCTTTGGTGATGGTGAAAACCGTTACAATATCGTGGACCGGAATAATGCGCCGTCACTGGATTTTCATGCCCCCCGGCTGGATAAACTGGTGACAGAGGTTGCCCCTACTGCGGTGACGGCGCAGGGGGCAGTGGCTGGCGCATATCTGGATAAGGAGCGCTATCCTGTTTTTTATCGTCTGGGGTCTGGTACTCAGTATATTAAGGACAGTAACGGACAGCTGACACAAATGGGAGGTGCATATTCCTGGCTGACCGGCGGGACTGTCGGTAGCCTGTCATCCTATCAGAATGGAGAAATGATTAGCACCAGTTCAGGTCTGGTTTTTGATTACAAACTTAATGGTGCAATGCCCATTTATGGCGAGGCCGGTGACAGCGGTTCGCCTTTATTTGCTTTTGATACTGTTCAGAATAAATGGGTGCTGGTCGGTGTTCTTACTGCGGGGAATGGCGCGGGGGGCAGGGGAAATAACTGGGCTGTTATTCCACTGGATTTTATCGGGCAGAAATTTAATGAAGACAATGATGCCCCGGTCACGTTCAGAACATCGGAAGGTGGTGCACTGGAGTGGAGCTTTAACAGCAGTACCGGAGCTGGTGCGCTGACACAGGGAACCACCACATATGCCATGCACGGGCAGCAGGGAAATGACCTGAATGCTGGTAAGAACCTGATATTTCAGGGGCAGAATGGTCAGATTAACCTTAAGGATTCGGTTTCTCAGGGGGCGGGTTCCCTGACGTTCCGTGATAATTACACAGTAACAACCTCTAACGGAAGTACCTGGACCGGTGCCGGTATTGTTGTGGACAACGGGGTGTCCGTAAACTGGCAGGTTAATGGTGTTAAGGGCGATAACCTGCATAAAATTGGTGAAGGTACGCTGACGGTACAGGGTACAGGTATTAATGAAGGTGGCCTGAAGGTCGGGGACGGAAAGGTTGTACTGAACCAGCAGGCGGACAATAAAGGACAGGTGCAGGCGTTCAGCAGTGTTAATATTGCCAGTGGCCGGCCGACCGTGGTACTGACTGATGAGCGGCAGGTAAATCCGGATACCGTCTCATGGGGATATCGTGGGGGCACACTGGATGTTAATGGTAACAGTCTGACGTTTCATCAGTTGAAGGCGGCAGATTATGGTGCCGTGCTGGCGAATAACGTTGATAAACGGGCCACTATCACGCTGGACTATGCCCTGCGGGCTGACAAAGTAGCACTGAATGGCTGGTCGGAATCAGGTAAAGGAACTGCCGGAAATTTATATAAATACAATAACCCGTACACAAATACGACGGATTACTTCATCCTGAAGCAGAGCACCTATGGTTATTTCCCCACGGACCAGAGCAGCAACGCCACCTGGGAGTTTGTGGGGCACAGTCAGGGGGATGCACAGAAACTGGTAGCTGACCGTTTCAATACTGCAGGGTATCTGTTTCACGGACAACTGAAAGGCAATCTGAATGTGGACAATCGCCTGCCTGAAGGCGTTACCGGTGCTCTGGTGATGGACGGAGCTGCGGATATCTCCGGTACATTCACCCAGGAAAACGGGCGTCTGACGCTGCAGGGGCATCCGGTTATCCATGCATACAATACTCAGTCTGTGGCTGACAAACTGGCTGCCAGTGGAGACCATTCGGTTCTGACTCAGCCTACGTCATTCAGTCAGGAGGACTGGGAGAACCGCAGTTTTACCTTTGACAGGCTGTCACTGAAGAACACTGATTTTGGTCTTGGTCGCAATGCCACACTGAACACAACCATCCAGGCAGATAACTCCAGCGTCACGCTGGGCGACAGCCGGGTATTTATCGACAAAAACGATGGCCAGGGAACAGCCTTTACCCTTGAAGAAGGCACATCTGTTGCAACTAAAGATGCAGATAAAAGTGTCTTCAACGGCACCGTCAACCTGGATAATCAGTCAGTGCTGAATATCAATGATATATTCAATGGCGGAATACAGGCGAACAACAGTACCGTGAATATCTCCTCAGACAGTGCCGTTCTGGGGAACTCAACACTGACCAGTACCGCCCTGAATCTGAACAAGGGAGCAAATGCTCTGGCCAGTCAGAGTTTTGTTTCTGACGGTCCAGTGAATATTTCTGATGCCGCCCTGAGTCTGAACAGCCGTCCTGATGAGGTATCTCACACACTTTTACCTGTATACGATTATGCCGGTTCATGGAACCTGAAGGGAGACGATGCCCGCCTGAACGTGGGGCCGTACAGTATGTTGTCAGGTAATATCAATGTTCAGGATAAAGGGACTGTCACCCTCGGAGGGGAAGGGGAACTGAGTCCTGACCTGACTCTTCAGAATCAGATGTTGTACAGCCTGTTTAACGGGTACCGCAATACCTGGAGCGGGAGCCTGAATGCACCGGATGCCACCGTCAGCATGACAGACACCCAGTGGTCGATGAACGGAAACTCCACGGCAGGAAATATGAAACTTAACCGGACAATAGTCGGTTTTAACGGGGGAACATCACCGTTCACGACACTGACAACAGATAATCTGGACGCGGTTCAGTCAGCATTTGTCATGCGTACAGACCTTAACAAGGCAGACAAACTGGTGATAAACAAGTCGGCAACAGGTCATGACAACAGCATCTGGGTTAACTTCCTGAAAAAACCCTCTGACAAGGACACGCTTGATATTCCACTGGTCAGCGCACCTGAAGCGACAGCTGATAATCTGTTCAGGGCATCAACACGGGTTGTGGGATTCAGTGATGTCACCCCCACCCTTAGTGTCAGAAAAGAGGACGGGAAAAAAGAGTGGGTCCTCGATGGTTACCAGGTTGCACGTAACGACGGCCAGGGTAAGGCTGCCGCCACATTCATGCACATCAGCTATAACAACTTCATCACTGAAGTTAACAACCTGAACAAACGCATGGGCGATTTGAGGGATATTAACGGCGAAGCCGGTACGTGGGTGCGTCTGCTGAACGGTTCCGGCTCTGCTGATGGCGGTTTCACTGACCACTATACCCTGCTGCAGATGGGGGCTGACCGTAAGCACGAACTGGGAAGTATGGACCTGTTTACCGGCGTGATGGCCACCTACACTGACACAGATGCGTCAGCAGGCCTGTACAGCGGTAAAACAAAATCATGGGGTGGTGGTTTCTATGCCAGTGGTCTGTTCCGGTCCGGCGCTTACTTTGATTTGATTGCCAAATATATTCACAATGAAAACAAATATGACCTGAACTTTGCCGGAGCTGGTAAACAGAACTTCCGCAGCCATTCACTGTATGCAGGTGCAGAAGTCGGATACCGTTATCATCTGACAGATACGACGTTTGTTGAACCTCAGGCGGAACTGGTCTGGGGAAGACTGCAGGGCCAAACATTTAACTGGAACGACAGTGGAATGGATGTCTCAATGCGTCGTAACAGCGTTAATCCTCTGGTAGGCAGAACCGGCGTTGTTTCCGGTAAAACCTTCAGTGGTAAGGACTGGAGTCTGACAGCCCGTGCCGGCCTGCATTATGAGTTCGATCTGACGGACAGTGCTGACGTTCACCTGAAGGATGCAGCGGGAGAACATCAGATTAATGGCAGAAAAGACGGTCGTATGCTTTACGGTGTGGGGTTAAATGCCCGGTTTGGCGACAATACGCGTCTGGGGCTGGAAGTTGAACGCTCTGCATTCGGTAAATACAACACAGATGATGCGATAAACGCTAATATTCGTTATTCATTCTGATGCTGTGCAGCAAAGGGACTATTGCTTTGTCCCTTTGCTGCGATTATCTGATTACGGTACAGGCTGGAACTTAGATTTTCCGGCGTTCACGATACTTCATGTAACACTCAGGTTGAGTAATCTTCATGAATTTTCTTTTGCCGTGTGGTGGAATTATGAATAATATAGATTTATTAAAAACTATAACAAACTACAAAAAAATCAAAAATCCGGCATACCCGGCTCAGGAGAGTCTGTTAATACACTTATATATTAGAGTAAATGACAAAATCCAGAGTATTATAGAAAATGAATTGAGCGAGTATAGAATAAACACTTCAACATTTATGGTGTTAGTTTCATTATATATGTCTGATGATTATTGTCAGTCCCCTTCTGATATTTACAAGGAGTTACAATTCTCCAAAACAAACATCACACACATCATAGACAAATTAGAAAAAAAGAATATTGCCAAAAGAATTAATAATAAAAACGATCGTCGAAGCAAAAGTATTTGCTTAACCCCTGACGGAGTTACACTTGCTCAAAAACTAATAAACACTCAAAATGTAATGCTAAAGAAAATCTGGAGCGGGCTATCAGATGATGAAATGAAAACATTTGAACTCGCCAACAAAAAATTATTATCAAACCTTAATGTTAATTGATGTTAAAACATACTAACAGTCATCTTCTTACAATGTATTCTTCTGGAGAGAATAACTACCTGAATATATAAAGACATTAATCACACTCTCATTTAATTACAATGAGCATAAGAGCCACCAATGTTTATGCTGGTTAGGTTTTATATAGGAAACAATAAAAAAACGTCATTAAACAAAGCGTTTTTAATGGCGTTGTTATTTAAAAGAAAGATATCAAATATAGATTAACCCCCATCGAATAAAGATGTTGTCTAATCATACCTGAAGGTATTTATCACTAGAATTTTATTTGTATAAATGGACATATACCATTGGAAGATTTAGAAAAGCATGTCCAGGAGTTTAAGGACAAATCTCATACTGATTATCGGAAGCTTTTATCATTATATGATTACCAAGCATACAATGTATAATTATATACACTATTATTGTGATTATAATTTGTTACTGTGCCACTCAAGGGCAATATCTTTGAAGGTGTTGTTTAACTGCGTTTCCCGGGCAATCTTTTCCTCTCGCTTCACTTCCATCAGATCGATTCCCCCAGAGATACCTCTTTTAGCTTCTTCAAGTTTTGCAGGAGCATCAGCTAAGGTGACCTCAGGATACACACCTAGTGCTAACAGCTTCTCTTTACCAGCTACACGATACTTGAGACGCCAATATTCTCCTCCACCAGGTTTTACCAGGAGGTACAGACCACCACCATCAGCCAACTTGTAAGCCTTCTCTTTTGGCTTGGCAGTGTCTATTTGACGGGCATTGAGTTTCACTTGGGGGTATCTCCACTAAACTGAACAGCAAATCCCCTCAATTGCTTGTAGAGTTTGGGGTACTTAAATAGACGTCAAAAGACTAAAAGGGGCATTAATATACTGATTATAAGAGGTTTTTAAATACTTTAGTAGACTTGGGGAGACGTTAGAATGGTGCCGATAAGAGGAGTCGAACCTCCGACCTTCGCATTACGAATTATAAGAATCCGCTTCTAATTCAAAGCATTACCCCATCAACACTGCGCTCACACGTCCCACCACATCAAAACATGTAAAGCCTTGCAAGTCATTGCGAGGCCTTATGTGTCTCAGTTTTGTCCCACCTTGTATTACGACTTGCATAGCCAATGAAGATAAATGTGACAACAAACGGCGCAGCAGTCTTCTTTTCCTTCATACTTTCCCCACCCAGCATGCATACCTTCTACCATAACTGTAGTGAATGTCTGTTATGAGCGAACAGCAGAAGTTCGGAATAAATACTGACATAGACGTGTTTTCTTGCGGTGGCCAGTTTTTGTTGACCACTTCATTGTACCTAATCTTGGAGGTTGATCAGTTAACCCTCATTTTTGCGGGTTAACTGAAGTTAGGCTTACTGTGTATAGATAAAACAAACGTTTTTCCAAGTTACCTTAGAAAAAGCCTTAAGTTAGAAGCCGTTCCTCGTAATCGTCGGTTGTGGGCATTTTTCCGATCTCTGTCATGCGACACACTAATCGGGATAAAAGCACTCGTACCTCAATTATATGCTCAACTAAAAAGTTATCTGACGTAGCTCCCCCATGCACTGCCTTCGAACGGTAGTCATACAGCTTCTTAACCCTACGATAGGTGGCTAAACGATCAGGCCCTCGCTCCTCAAGATATGCTGCAGCCATAAGAGCAAGACGAAAACGAAGCTCTGAATTGATTCCAAAGAGCGCTTCAAATCCTGCCCATAAAGCAGCAGCAGCCATTCTCAAATTCGCGTGTTGGTTATGAGTTGTTAAAGAATCAATAGCGAGCCGGAATGCTGGTTGCTCTAGCAAATCTATCCAACGCTTGAGATTCTCTTGAACCCAGTCGAGAGACTCTACTGATATCTCTACACTTGGGCTTATTCTCCGAACTGCCGGCACGTCCTCAAGAAGTTGGACTTCACACGAGTTGGCTTGAAGAGCAGGGAATACATCCCAAGATGCACTTGCTACTGCAGGAACAAGTATATCGGTGAGTGTGCGGCATCGGATCGCGGATATGATCCACCATCCGATAGTCAGGTCTGATTGAGAAAATTTCGACTCACTGCTTTGCAACGCAAGCTCATGCGTAACTGCGGGCATATGACGAGCAACAGCGCTGAGTAGCGACTTGCTCTTAAGCGCTTTGGCTAACTCTATCTCTCCTGGTGGATGAAGTACCTCCCTTAATTCACCTACGTCTTGGAAAACATAAGGCCCGTTTCGAAACGTCAATCCTGACAAAGCGAAACAGATCTCATTCTGACTGGATAAACTAGATATTCGAGTTGCAGCGTATTTCTTGCGAGACTCGAAGTAGTTAAGTAAACCTGACAATTTTTCTTTGTTGATTTCCATATTCCCAAGCTTAGAATTTTCGCTATTGTGTACCGTATATTACACAATAGCTTAGTTAGGGCGTAGGCGTCCGCTTTTGGCACATAGCAGCCCTAGAGACAGTGGCGTAAAGTCATGGAGAATCGGTGGGAGGATATTCAGTTTCATTCATGCCGAAATACGGTAAAATCTATAACAGATAGAAATCATTCAATATTCGCACTATTGGAAGTTCACCAGCCAGCCACAGCACGTTCTTGCATACAACGTGCCTGCGGTTTTTGAGACCGTCCTGATCTACATATAACTCATAAACTTACCTCTAAAATCGAGAAAATTGTTTATTGTTTGTACTCAGTTTTTTCAGCGCGTTACGTTAATCATCTATGTCATTTTCTCATCATTTCTTTAAAGTATTGAGATAAGACTAGATAACTTTCCTGATGTGAATGGATGTCAGATCACCGGACTATTATCATCAATGAGCCTTCTGAATATGGCGAAGGCTAAAAGTCCGCTGTGAGCGAGGAGCGGACATTGCTAACAGCATTATTTGTAAAGCGACGAAAAACAGGTCAATATTGCTTCTGAGGACGATAAGCACTAAATTCTTAATTGAATAAAAACTGGTTAAAGAACCTATGGGCTGATTAAATTCCTAGTGACAAGAGTTAAGCCATAGCAAATGATGCTATACATAATTATTGCTCCTGCTTGCAAAAGGGAGTAATTTCAAACCTCCCTAACAATAATTAAATAGCATCAGAAACGCTTTGCTGGGCCTGGTTATGTCTTCATATTGAAGTTCATTTTTGTTTTAGCTTGATAATTTCCGATATTATGTTTGTTAGCTTTGAATCTGAAAGATTCTGCAGTCTATCTTTCTCAATAGAAACTGTAGTCTGTCCCTTTTCTAATATGAAATTTCTTTCTGTCTTCATCAAGTGCATAGCCAACTCTTTTATCATATCTTCGCTCTTGAACTCTTGAACATATTTTAATGACATAACTTTCATCTCAATATTTGTAATTTCATTTTGAAAATATTTAATCTCGTCAAACCCATTTTTATAGAGACGCAGAAAGAAATAAGCAAACAGCTCAACAACAATTACAAATGACAATTTAGGAAGGTGATGAATAAAAAAGTCCAAACCATCTACTATGGCTGGAGCGCTGTAAAGAAAATAAGCAAGGAATAATATCCCTGTTAACGCAATTGTAGTTCCGATTGCAAGGTTAACCCCACCTCGTCGATTGAGCCTGTCAATTTCGGACTCTAATCTTAGAACCATATCAGTATGGAGTTTGTGTAAGCTATAGCTTTTCTTAAAATTTGATATATCGGTCTTTAGGCTACTATCTGCCAAGAGTATTGTGTTTCCAATTATTCTTTTTTTTGCATCGGATATTAATTTATTTCTTTCGCTTTCCGTTAATTCAACTGAAACCCCAGAAGACGACTTTTCTTCAACCTCAGTCAACCTTCTATGTAATCTCAATATCTCCTTGTGAAGAATATGGCTCGTTCTTTCAATACTTCTACCGCCAATCCCTTTATTTAGATAAGAGGTCATCGCAGTAAAAAAAATGCCAAGGAATGTCGCAAAAACTGACAAGTATAAAAAGAACCTCTTTTTCTCGCTTATAACTTCTAATAGTGCTAATGATGAAGCTTGAACATTTGAAAACAAAAACAAAAGCACTAAAAAAATGGCTATAAACATTGTTGCTATAGTAATAAAATGTTTTCCTGAAAGATAAATTATAAAATCAATAATATTTTTCATTTTATTTTCATCCCGAAGTGATTTTGGGTAAAATAATTGAAAAGATGATAAATTGCAAGATTCACATTACTATTTAATTTAAAATGACTATACTTCTCCGTACATTGATATCCAATCTTAGACGGGAAAAACTTCTTAGTCAGCTAAAGCCAATGCTACCCTTTCTATCGAATCCCCCTCTGATCTAACATATACAAGCGTCAACCCATCGGCAGTGATAATTCTATGAGGATGCCTAAAAACAAGCCCCTGAGGTGCTCCCCGCTCATTAAGACAATACATCTTGCAACTCTGCTTTTGGCACATAGCAGCCTTCATGGCAGTAGCACTCCGTCATGGGGTGTCGGGGGTCGGAGGTTCAAATCCTCTCGTGCCGACCAAAAACCCCTTAAAAACCAGCCTATTATGGCTGGTTTTTTTATGATTGTTTTTTATGCGGAGAAATACCGGGGAATAATTGGGGTAAAACACCTTGAGGCTATTCACTTAGCCTACCACCATCAAAATCTTTCCGAATGTATCCATCTCTTTTTTCTTATGCAGCTAAAACGAAGTCTTGATACTGTTTATTTACACAGATAAGAATAATACTGTCTACAAACGCAGTACAAAAGAAGTGTTATGCATATTGAGATCTCCATAGCCAAAGACAAAATGACCAAATGCCAAACGGCGCTGTGGACGCGTTAAAGGAAGAATTAACCCAACACATTGGCAAGCGTTATGACGATGTGGAGATGATCGTAAAAGCCACCAGCAACGATAGTTTTTCAGTTAGACATACTGCAGATAAAGATTGAGCTAAAACTTTCGTTCAGGAAACTCTGAATGATACCTGAGAGTCTACTGAAGAGTTGTTTGTTCACTAGTTAGCACGTAGGAAATTATTCAATACTCGCACTATCGAACATTCACCAGCCAACCGCAGCACCTTCTTGCATGCGACGAGCCTGCGGTTTCATTTATCTCCGACCGGAAACTTCTTATACAAAGTTGACACACCAACATCATAGATAATCGCCACCTTCTGGCGAGGAACTCCTGATGCAATTAATCGCCTGGCCTACGCCCATTATTCAGGGGTAAATTTGGGACGGCAGCCCCCAATTCCATCCTCAGTTCTCCCTCGCACTGAGGAGTAGTAAGTGCAATTATTTAAAAAATCGCAAACAGAATATTATTATTTATTCTTGCATTCTGTTAATTAAAACTACACATAAAAACGTTGATACTTGATAAGTAAGTAGAGTATTATTAATGGTTTTAATAACGAACCTTTTAATTATGAGAAGCCTCAAATGACAAGTACCGAAAACATAACAAGAAAAAAAATGGATGGAGTAACAATATTAAGATTTATAGCTGCTTTTTATGTGTTTATTTTTCACATTAACATGAGGGTCCCTGTTAATTTTGGAGAACTGCTTAATAAAACCATTAGTAATGGCGTCATTGGCATGAGTATTTTCTTCATGCTTTCTGGTTTTGTTTTGACTTATAATTACTATGGTTCCTTGTCAAAGAATTACTTCAGGAAGCGAATAGCAAGAATATTTCCAGCCTATTTATTTTGTGGGCTTTTAACCCTTCCATTTTTGTTATCCAGCAATGCAAGTTTTTTAAAAATGATTGCAAGCATATTCTTGTTTGTTACTGGAATGCAATCATGGATTTATCAGACCTTCGATTTTTGGAATTTTAGCGGGACCTGGTCAATATCAGTTGAATTGTTTTTTTATGCCCTGTTTCCATTTTTGATAAAAAGCATCAACAAAAATAATGTAATTTATGTTTTACTTTTTTCATATTTATCCTCAGCATTATTAATCCCATTGTCTGATATAATCCAGGGACCTGTAGTTTGGTCCGTATATTATGCAACTCCCATATACAGATTACCAGAATTTGTGGTGGGCATCTGTATAGCAATACTTTTTTTAAATGGCTATCGTGTTAACCATTATACATGGCTATTAAGCATTTTATTATTTATGTATGCTACCACCCAGCAAAACAATAACTCCATGGGGGTAAACTACCTCACAATTCCTGCGATATCAATTATGTTATTGCACCTGGCAAAAATCAACATAAAAAATAATATTGCAAACAGAGCGATCATTTACTTTGGAGATATAAGTTATTCGTTTTATTTGATGCAATTACCTATATTATATTACCTGGATCATAATAAAAACTCATTTATTCTTAACTATGGTCTTTTTAGCTGGCTTGTACTTTTTGTTATTAATACTGCAATGGCATCATTATCTTATCACTTTCTGGAGAAGAACGATAAAATCAGAAAAATAATTACATCCTGATTTATTAGGGGGGTACCCCCCTAATAATACACCACATAATTTCAACGTATTATCTCTGGCCTTTCTGGCCAGGTTATTTCTGGAATTAAGGACAAATCCACTGACATTAAATTATTAACATATTCCTTCCATAACAAAAGATTGTTCTTGTTATTTTCACTTATAATACCGAGTAACAAATCTGACTGCCAGTTCATAATTAAACCATTAGCACTATCCAGCAGACACTGTCTTTCATTCTCTGCCTCACGAAGTAATTCATCATGTGTTTTTGGCGGCTGCGTAGGTGACGAAAGCTTTCCCTTATCATAGAACCAACCAATTCTTACATTATCGGATACAGGTATAACTAACGCATTAGTTGGTTGCCAGGCACTCTCACCATCCCATACCGCAATATTGGTAACAACACCATTTTCTATAACGGCATAGTTCATCACGCATACTCCCAAATGATTGCAATACCAGCCATTCCGCTACCTCCGGCACGCTGCTGCGTCGCTCCACCGTAGACACAGGCACCACCGCCTCCACCACCATGGCCATTAGCATTAATACCTTCGCCTACAATGGCTTGTGACCCAGCCCCCGCACCAAGGATTGAATCGCCGCCAGGCCCCCCCATCGCCAGACTGCCGGAATACCGAACGCCTGGTGAGCTATAACCGCTTCCAGACCCGATAATATTTGCACCTGTAAATCCCGGCTCAGTATATGCTCCATACGGACCAACAACCCCAGGAGCAGTGCCTTCAGCAAGAACATTCCCACCAAGACCACCTTTGGCAATTATGGTATTGCCGAAAGAGGTTGTTCCCCCAGGAGCACCAACCGACGCACTTGCACCAGTGCCACCATATCCTATTGTCACAGTAGTTACGGTTGGATTATCCACGCGAGCTTTAACATACTCCCCGGACATCCCCCCGCCACCACAAGCAGCATTATTGGGATAACCGACCTGACAACCACCACCGGCCCCACCACCACCAACAATTTCAACAATAATAAATTTTGTGCCTTTTGTCGGAGTGTATGTACCTGAGCTTTTAAACACCTGACACTGTATAAGCCTCCCGGAGCCATCTCCCAAACCAAGGTTTTCGAGAGCCGTTTTCACCGTGCCGTCCGATTTGATATCACCAAACGGATTCTTGCGGCTTAACAGCAGCGCACGAAGCGCGGTAAGCAACTGGTCGTGCCGCGCCTTCTCCAGGCTGGCACCGGAGGCCTCCACCACGCTGCAAAGCTCCTCCTGCAACATGTCAAAGTAGTCATCATCCAGATCGGTGGCAGGCGTGCCGGTCTGGGGGTTACCACGGGTAAAACCGTTCTTACCCGCGCCGAACTTATCCTTCTGCGCGGTTTTCGTGTCTATACGATGCATGGATTACTCCGGATATTTAAAAATCACATAGGTATGCGACGGGCAGAGTTTGTTAAGAACACACTCGACAACGGTGTCGCCCCAGATACGCAGCGCAGAATCACAGGGATCGCCACATGTCATCCAGGTGGTGTTGGTGGCGGCTGGCATGTTGACCTGCCAGTAATACCGCCATTCCGGCGCATTCACCGCGTCAGTACAGGCCGATGAGCAGGTGAACGTGCTTTTGTCGTATCGCGTGATGGTAGCGTCTGGTCTGCCCAGGGCAGCAAGCTGTGCAAGATAACAATTCTCGTTGATGCCGCCCGCCAGGTTAACCTTCGCATCCAGCCGTTGCTGACGCTGGCGAAGGGTCTGTGTCCCTGCGGGAATACATTCATCCGGCAGAGCGCACAGACGCTCCCAGCGGTTTATCAGTTCAGTGGTGGTGCGCGGATCCAGCTCCCGCATCAGGGCATCCGCACGCTGATGAACGCGGGTTAATGACGGTGCCGCACCGGCAATCGCCGGATCGCTGGCTGACCACGCCGGACCGGGGGGCAACAGTGCCGACAACAGACGGATGTAATCATCGTTTGTCACGTCCATGAAATCGTCCCCAGTACCGCCAGTTCATTTTTTGCAATGGAGATATTGTCTGCCGGTGCAAGCAACTGATGGCTGTATTCCCCGTTCGCACCGGAAATCGCCTCACTGATACGCGATACCTTCAGTTCTCCCTGCGGATAACCATCACGCAGCAGGAACGAACGCAACTCCGCGGTGATGGCAGCCCGTATTTCCGGTGTGTCCGGCGTCACGCGGATATGAAAATCCACCGTATGTGCCACCGGCCTGAACACATACAAATCAGAGCCTGCCACCGGGACCAGTGGCTCGATATGTTGTCTTGCCGCCGTTTCCGTTGATTCTTCCGGAATGGGATTAATCAGGTCACTGCCGGCAATCATCACACCGACAGTTCCCGTTCCCATCCAGTGACGGTATGTCCATGCGCGGGTAATGCCGGGCACTTCTTTAGCCCAGACGACATAGTCCCCGTCAGCCCCGCCCTGCGGCGTCCAGTAATACCGCTCAATGACGCGGGCGCGCCACGTTTCCAGCTCTTCAGTATCAAATCCGCCTGTCAGGGTGTCAGCCACACCGGAAGACGGCAGACCATTCACCGGCGTGACCAGGATTAATGACGTACCGTCGTCAGCGTTACCGACCGCGCCTGCACTTGAGCAGGCGATCGGCACGCGCAGGACACCACCGGAGCTGGTTGCATCGGCAGTTGCCGTGTACTGAACCAGGTCATCGCGCTGAATAACACTCCCGGCGGTCACCTTCAGGCCATCGCTGACACCTTCCCAGCGCATATACCCGCTGGCAGCCGTGGCCCCCTTGCGCGGACACCGTTTCATCGCAGCATGTCGCGCCAGCCATGACTCATCACACAGGTCAGGCAGCATGTTCATTGCCAGATAATCGATGTAACCGTAAACCGTATGCAGCGCCGCCGCATACACCTTTGCCCGCACGTCTTCATCCATGCGCCGGAGCGTGTCGCTGACGTCCAGCCTGGCGAATAAATCGTTACGGAGCATACTGATATTTTCTGCCAGCGTCGGGCGATGAAATTCACTGTCCGCCATGCGTTATCGCACTCCACAGATCATCAAAAGAAATCATTACCGGTCCGTCACGACGCCAGAGAGTGATACTGTTACCCAGTTCATTAATCCCGGTGCGGCGGATATCCAGATCAATACGGGACACCACGCCGTCATCAGTCATCCATTGCAGGCATTCGCGGATATACCCCCTTACCGTCTGCACCAGCTGATTGGTCAGTTTGCTGCGCTGAAGCAGCCACAGTCTGGAGCCGTAACGGTCATTCTGTACCGCAGGCCAGGTATCCCCCCACCATCCCATCGGGACGTCGGCGTTGTCATCAGGCTCCGCCCGCCGCCAGGTAAACAGGGAAATCACCACGGCGCGGGTCAGCGGATCCAGCGGTGCGCTGGCGCAGGTGCGTTTACCGTTCACCGTCAGCCACACTTCCATCATGCCTCCATCGCTTTATCAGGTTTGTCGGTGTTACTGCCCTGACCGTTCTCTCTGTGACGATGCCCGTTATAGGCAAGCCGCATCGCTGACATGGTGGTGCCGCCGGAGTCGCACAGGTCTTTCACCTGTCCGGTCACTTCCAGGTCCATTTCAAAACGTGCCTTAGGCGCATTGCGAAACGTGATCGTTTTACCTGCACCGTCCACCACGATCCCCTCCCGGGTCAGCGTCACGGACTGCCCCTGATCGTCATAGACAGCCACCTCACCCGTCTGCAGCCCTTTCAGGCGGTAGCGACGGTCCGACACCGTAACAACCACCGCATGAGAACGGTCGCCATCCGGAAACAACACCACCGCTTCCGCACCGCTGTTTGCCCTTGCGGTAAAACCGTAGGGTTCAAGATGTTCAACCCCGGCTTTGGGTTCACCGGCAATCAGGGACACATCCACGGTCTGACATTTCGTGGCGGCACTGATGCTTTTCACCACGGCCCGCCCAATCAGGCCGAGGAGTTGTCGCTGCATGGCTTCAATCGTCCTCATCAGAACGGGTCCTCCTGTACTCTGGCTTTTTTCTTTTTCCGCGCGCCGGGGGCTTCGGGTTCAGGCAGATAAGCATCAGGCGGGCCGACACGGATTTCCGTCAGGGTGCCGTTCTGGTCCTGAGTAAACGTGACTTCCGAGACAAGCAGTTCGGTATTGTCGAAACCACAGACCGGATCGAAGACAATCACCCGCTGGTTGGGCTGCCACAGCGTACCGTTACCCTGTCGCCAGCCCTGCACCACATAGGTGGTTTCATCCGTCCGCGCCGCCCGTTGTCGGGCTTCAAAGTCAGCACGGGCAATACAGCCTGCCCCTGTGGCCTGCCCTGTCTGCCTGATATACATCGGACGGTAACGGGAAATAAATGCGTCCTCTGTGCGGGCCCGCAGCGCGGTGGTGGTGGCCTCACCGAAATCATCGTCGTTTCCGGCACGCTGCCCCGCCACCTGGTAAACTGAAAACCGCTCCCGGATACTCTTCTCCGTATCACAGGAAAGGATGTTTTCCCCAAGTACCAGCGCGGTATGTGCCCGCGTTGAGCCAATACCGCCAATCACCAGCCTGCCGTGCGGGTCGTCGTAAGCCAGTGCCTGCTGCTGACCGAGTATTTTGTTGATCACCTCAATCACCGTTTCGCCGTGATCAGGCTGGACATCAGGAATAACACCCGACGGCGCACTGTTGTTCACCACCTCAATGCCGAAAGGCGCAGCAAGCGCCTGCGCAATCTGTACCAGCGATCGTCCGTTAAACTGTGTCGGTTCGGCTGCACAGTCAATCAGGTCAGCGGTCAGACTGCGTCCGGCAATACCGATGCTGACCGAACGGGCATCGTAACGAACGGGCGTCGCCTCCACCCAGCCAGTGATCACCAGCTCATCACCAATCAGCACCTCCACTTTTGAACCGTTTTTAATGCGCGGCTGAAGCGTGGTAATCCCCTCATATCCCGGCCACTGGTGGGTGATCTCCACACTGAAATCCCGCGCCAGCCGTTCAATACCGGCACCGATGCGCACCGATGTCCAGCCATTCCACTCCCGGCCATTTACCCGTAGCGTGACGTTATCGTTCATTGCACTGGCACCTTCAGAGGGATCACCGGCACAAAGCCGGGATGCGTAATGGCATTACGCCGGATAATGTCCGCGTCACGCGCCGCGTTATCAAACCAGGTCGCCGCCAGCACCAGCGCGGGTAAAACCTCATCCGGTGTGCGCTGAATGATCCGTGCAGACTGTTCAAGGCGCGTGTTGATATCCGCATTCAGATCTGCTTTCACCCGGCGCAGCGCCAGAAACAGCGCATCACTGGTTGTACGGGACAACTCCTTATCAATTGCCGTATTCAGTGTGTCGCGAATGTCAGTCAGTTCTTCCCACGTCGGCAGATCAACCGTGTTTTTCACCGCCGGTGCATTGTTCAGTGCCGGATGCGTGACGGAAGGCCAGCCGGTGCTCTGCGCAGCTGTTGTTGCCTGCCCCACTGCGGCATTCTGCATCACCGCGGAAGTTGTTGGCGCAGGCAATCGGGTGACGGCATACGCCGCTTCGCTGATTGCGGTCGTACGAAGGGTGCTGGCAACCACGTTACGCTGCTGCGTCGCCGTAGCGGTGGTTTTACTGTCCGTTTCCCAGACGCCGCGCGGTTGCAGATCGCTGCCGAGGCTGACACCGGAAAGCGTTTTGATCATGGTGACCAGGTCGCTGGCGTTACCATAAAGGCGTTTCCCGGTACGCCACATTTTCTGCACCTGCTCAACGAAATTTTTGCCTGACGATGGCGGCGGCAGAAGTACCGAGATATCCCCCTGCAACAGCCTGGCGGCATCCGATACGGCAGAATCCACCACTTTCATCGCATCAGAAATATACCCCAGCATTATGCTGGCATTACCGATAACGTCGTTCTGCACGAAATCCGCCACGCCATCGATACTGAAACCTCTGAAGCTGTCACTGATGCAGTCATCCAGTGCAGAACAGGATGACATCAGCGTCTGCGCCGTCGCCGCACCTGAAGTGGGGTAAGAGAGTTCTCCCGCTTCGACAAACTTCAGGTCAAAGCGGACAATACGCCCTTCACTCTTCGATGTGCTGACCCGAACCTCTCCGTCAACACAGACTTTCAGCTCACCGTAAGTCGGATGGACAAGCGTGCCGGGACCGGGTTTATTCAGCGCGTCAATCAGGCGATCGCGCTGGTCAAAGCAGTCATCTCCCACCACATAAGCCGTGATGGACGGGCGGAAAGTGATTTTCCCCAGGTCTTCGGTATAGGGTTTGTCGCGGTTCGGGTATTCGTGCGTTTCCACACGACGACCGGTTCCCGCACTTTCTTCTTCAACCTTAAACGGCACACCGCGAAATGACGCGTCCTGAAGTCTGTCTTTCCACGTCATATAAACTCCGTACATAAAAAATCCCACCGGAGTGGGACTCATTAACAGATTAATTTTTCATTACCTGCCAAAGCGCGTATAGCCAACATCATGGCTGACATCAAAACCGCTGGATCGCGTTTCCATAACCCGCATCCCCGGAGGCGAATTCACAAAAGAGACCTTGATCTCACCATCAACTTTTGGCGCAGAAGCTTTGTTAATCATGAAGGGATTCGGGCCTGTGGCACCGGAGGCGTTGTTTGACTGAGCCGGATCCACCGCCGGATAAGGTGTGTATCCCCGCGCCGGTATTCCCGTCCCATAAGCATCATAAGCACCCGCGCCCCACTGCGCAGAGTTAATGGCATCGACCGTGTCACCGGAACTGTCGGTAAACCACTCAATAATTGGCTTCAGCTTGTCCCACATATCCTGAAACCACTTAACAACCGGTCCCCAGTTATTGATCACCATCCCCAGCGGCGACCAGGCAAAAACCTTCTTAAGAAGTTCCCAGCCAGTCTCAAAATAAGGACCAATGGTTTCCCAGAGTTTCTTAAAATAAGGTCCGACAACATCCCAGTTAGTGATAATTAATCCCGCAGCCAGGGCTATCGCCGTCGCAATCATGCCAATCGGCGTCATCGACATGATCCTGCTGACAATACTGATGGCACCGCCAACGCCCATCAATCCCAGTTTCAGAATCGCAAGACCGGCAGCAAGCCCGACGACGCCGCGAATAACCCGGGGATTTTCATCCGCAAACTTCGTGAATTTCTCCCCCAACTCCCCCAGCCATTGCGTGATATTTTTAGCGTCACCAGAAAATGCGCTGCCAATAGCCGCAAGGCCGTTAGTTGCGGTCCCTGTCATTGCCTCCCACAGGTTGGACAGCGTACCAAGCTGTGCCTGAACACGTTTATTCAGGCTGGCCTGTTTATTCATCTTCTGCTGGATCTGATCGTAGCCATCCTTTCCTTTATCGATTAGTGCATTGACCACCTGAAGGGTTTCGGCATCATCACCAAATATTGCCTTAAGTACACCAGTTCGTTTAACGTCGGTCAGTTTCCGCAGCTTTGCCAGTTGCCTGAACATGTTATCAAGACCGCCAAAACTCCCTTTGCCGTCAGTAAAATCGAGCTGTACCCCGAGTTTCTGGCGGGCCATGATTTTATTGACGTCCCTGATTTTCTTAACGCTTAATCCGGACTGGATAACTTTTCGCAGGGCATTACCTGCCGACTCCCCGTTCATCCCCATCTGATCCATCATGACGCTGATAGGGGCAAGGCTCTGTGCAGCCTGAAGTCCGTCCTTATTCACCATCTTCAGAACAGAACTGGTTTTAGTGAAGAAGGACAACATGTTGGTATCGTCAACGCCCAGATAAAACGCTTTCTGGATAGTGTCGAACAGCCCCATCATGTCTTCTGACGCCGTTCCGGTAGCATCCTGCATCTTTGCGGCAAACTCGGCAGCCGCTTCCGGTGTTTTTTTCAGTTGTACCGCAAGATAAGCTGTCGCTTTACCCACACCGCCAAGAATGTTTTCTGCCGGGATCCCCTGACGCACCAGCATCTGCATCATGTTCTGGAAATCAGCCGTTGTCCCGGGTAGCTGGTTACCCAGGCCAATAGCCAGTTTATTGATGTCCTGAAAGCGCTTTCCAACCTCGCCGTTCGCATCCATCATGGCGACTTTCAGCCCGGTGGCGGCGTTTTCCTGATCGGCATAAGATTTCAGGGAAAGCGTCAGACCCGCTGCCAGTCCGCCACCAAGCGCCAGCCCACCCTGTGACGCTTCTTCCGCCTGGCGTTTAAATCCCCGGATTTTCTTTTGCATTTTCGACAGCGCGGGAGAAAGCCTGTCGACACCGGTGATCAACGCCTTAAGCTCAAATTCAGCCATGTGTGCGTTTCTCCTGCTCTATCCTGTTTGCCTGACTGACCAGTAAGGGAATTTCACTGATCGGCATATTCAGCAATTCGAAAGGATTAATGCGCCAGTAGCTGGCGCAGTCAAAGAAGCGATCAGTGAGGTATTCAGCCGTCAGGCCTGGAGGAAAAAACCGGCCACAAGCCACGCCGCTGCATTCAGGTCTGCCGGAGACATCTGGTCGACAGAGCTTTGCGGCACTTTCGCCAGCCGCACAATGTATTTCGACACCACATGCGCCAGAAGTCTGACTGACTCATCCTGATTCATCTGGTAGGGATACCCCAGCTCGCGGACATCCTTCCCGGTGGGCTCATCAAACTCCAGTACGGAGAGTGTCTCGCCATGAGCAGTAATCGGTTTCTTTAACTCAAGCTCTTTCATTACTGGTAATCCCCTTCTTCACCGTGGAACTCAAGATCAACCGTGCCTTCTTCGGCATTATGGTTCGCTTCGCCGTGCAGCCAGGCAGACGACAGTACATAGACCTGACCGTTCGCCAGCTCGGCAGTGATGGTCATCTCATCAGACGAGGTGATTTTGCTCACCGGAAAATTCTTCGGCACCTTGAAGGTCCCTTTAACATAAGGCGCACGGTGAGTTTCCTTGCGGTCCACTGAACCGTCCAGGCCGATGATGTCATCATTGACCGTCCTGTTCATGGGCACCTCAATGCCGCCGGTCAGCGATAGCTGCTGACCGTCAATTTTGAAATAACAGGTTCCCCCGATACGGGCCATTATGCGGACTCCTCTGAATACTGAAGACGGAACTGGTTAACCACGGCAAAGACACGCAACTGGTTAACATAGTCAGGCGGGAACAGCGTGTTCAGGCGGTTCGGATCGCTGGCATCACGCTCCACAACCAGGTACTGCTTGAACAGTTCGTAGTTTTCCACGATCCCCGCACGCTCGAGCTGACGGTAGGTTGCCAGCAGTTCCCCTTTGATCACTGCCGGGGTGACAATCGCCTGACCGGGACCAAAGCGGGTACCGTCACTGGCAAGCTTGTGACGCCCGTACTTACTGGTAATGACGGATTTCAGTTTGCGCAGTACATACGCACTGGTATGCAGCGTCTCGCTGTCGAGGTAGCTGTTATCCGCAACCCCGTAAGCGTTTTTCCTGTACGTGGTGACATCACGCTGAATGCGCAGTACCCCGCTTTCGACATACGCCGTTGCCACGCCATGAGACAGCAGGGTCTGTTGTTCGGTCATCGTGAACCGTTTCCCCTTCGGCGCAGGCAGCATACCCACCAGCTCACCGGTCTGCGTGGGACGTGCCGGATCGTTGCGGATAAACACTGCTGCGCGGGCGGTACGGCTTGCCGCCAGCTCGTCGGCAGGCGTCTGGGTCTCTTTTTCGTACCCCGCCAGGGTGATGTGCTGCTGGTTAAACTGGTCACCTGCGTTCACCAGTTCTGACAGTGTGCCGGTCTTTGCCGTATACACATGACCATACAGCTGACGCGCATAGCTCCAGCGACCGCTGGTATCGTTCATCTCGGTCACCAGCGTGTTAACGGAGGCCGTGTCGTTGAACGGCAGGCCGATATAATCAAACGGCTCATCCGCCATTGCAGCCACCGCGCCAGTGAGAACAGGAGAGCCCGTTCCTGCGGTCCCCGTCGCCACGGCAATCTGTACGCCCGCAGGCAGCACTTCGCCCCCACCAAAGCCGTAGTAATTGAGGCTGACAGGAATTTCATTCCCGCAAAGCCCCTTATGACGCGCGGTCAGTGTGACCACGCCTGCCGAAGATGAGGCCGTAAACGGCAGGGCCGGAACGGCATTGATGGCATCCTGGATACTGCTGGCAATCGTCGCGACGTTATCGCCATTGGTCACCGGTGCCTGCACGCGGGTACGTCCCACATAAACATTCACCGTGCCGGTTTCGGTTGCCGCCCCGGTCACCGTCAGCGTAACTGTTGCTGCCGCGCCCGTGGATTCAGGAACGGCAATCACATACAGCTCGCCAAACGGGTCGGTCTGGCGATAAGCCTCGACCATACGCGCCAGCTGACTTCCCGCACCACAAATCTGGCGTGCATAGTCTGCCGATGGCATCAGCACCAGACTGTTGGCAACAATCTCTGCACCGTTATTGGCATGACCAATCAGCAGCGATGCTCCGCTGTCCTGTGCAGTATTCGCCGCCTGGTTATCCATTTCCGCATAAAACAGCGGAACCAGCGTATTCGACGGAATGGTGTTAAAGCTTATCGTCATCGGTGTTCACCTTTTTATTCACGCGCCGGATATCACCCGCGGCTTCACGGCGCAGCCAGTAGTTGTTCTCATCAACATTTCGCCCCTCGGCGGGCAAAAGGTCGCCGCGGGCAGGGTCAGGAACTGACCGCCCTTTAACAGGTTTCACAAACATGAAGATTCTCAGGAAGGAAGGGTTATTTCGGTGTGATGTTCGATATCGCCGTCAGGCCCGTTACCGGGCTCGAGATAATCAACATCAATCGCCAGCGTTTGCAGTTCATCCAGACTGTTCAGATCATCCTGCTGGCGGGTATCGTCTTCAGTCAGCTCGCTGATGACCGAAAAATCGAACTGATAAATCAGCTCATGACGATTCAGATCCAGCAGCGTGCCGCCGTCATAGGTAATCGGGTTACCGCACGCCTCCGGGTTCCAGCCCAGCAGAGCCTTAAAGAGCATCTGCCGGACATCGTCCACCACATCATACGAGGCAAACTGACCGCGCTCATCACGCCCGTTACTCAGTATGACAACCACGGAGAAACCCTCTTTCAGCTCCTGCCAGTAGTCGGTCTGGCTTTTGTTTTCTCCCGGAGAATCATCACCCGGTACAACATATGCCGCCGGGAGTTTCAGCTTTCCGACCTCCGGCAGATTTTTGAACTGGGCCGCGCCTGCAACCCGGTTTTCAAAATACGGACAGCGGGCACGCAGTGCAGCAATAACAGGCGTCAGTTTCATCTGTGTCGTCGCTCCGGCTTCAGTGATTTACGCAATTCCCGCGCCAGAAAATAGCGTGTCCAGCTGCGGTTCTTTTCAAGCGTTTCCACCATGAAGTTATTACGTGGAGCCAGTCGCCAGCCGCTGCCACCGGATGCACCACGATGATGGCTGCGACGACGCTTTGCCCCGCGCCTCACGCCATAGAACAAAAAAGCCGGATAAAAATCACCGGTGATACGGCGGTTTCCCTCTCCATTACGCTGGTTAGGGGCTATACGTGCCATAAAACCAGGGCGATGTTTACTGGCTCTGGGTACCATGTAACCAATCGAACGAGCCAGGCGTCCGGTCTGATAACCGGGGTTTTCACCCGGTGCCGACCGCGCACGGCGCATCACCAGCCGACGGGCATCACGCATATGACGCTGACCAATCGTGACAAACGCCCGCCGGACACGGGCGCGGTTAAAGCGCATCTCCGCGGGCTGCTGAAAATCAACGTGCAAAAAGGAAGTCGTCATTGTTGCCTCCGTGACTCTGCCTACATTCGCCCAGCTCCGTACACTCCAGCAGCAGAAAGCGCCGCGCCCCGTTCAGATCGCGCTGACGTTTCACCCGGTACACACTGTCACCGCAGACCACCTCATAATCAGCGGTGATCCCCCGGCGATAACGAATGGTGATGTAATGGGTGATGGCGTCCCCGGTCTGCGCGGTTTCCTGCCAGGTGGTGGCACTGGTCTGGACAACCTTCGCCCATGTCCGGAACGCAACCGGGTATTGAGGCTCCACGCCAAAGTTATCCGCGGGCATATCCACCCGCTGGCGGATCAGGACGCGTTTATTCAGTTCACCGGGGTCCGGCAGAATGTAGGTTGCGCTGGTCTGCGCCTGACGAATTTTCATTGCGGGAAATACCTGTACGGGCCGACAAGCCAGTTAAAGCTCATTGGCAACTCCATTTTCTCAACGTCTGTAACCGACGAGCGATTTTCGTAAAAATGGCTGATAAGCATCAGCATCCCCAGACGAATATCATCCGGCAGGTGCAGCCCGTCCGGATCGCTGTCCGGAATGGTTTCATCCGGAGCATAGAGCTTCCGGTTCAGATACGTTTCCGTCCGCTTTTGCGCCGCACAGGCCAGCAGTTGCAGATGACGGTCATCAGCATCGAAATCCTCATCCAGCCGGAGTTGGGCTTTAATCTCTTCCATTGTCAGAAGCATACTCAGCCCTCTTTACTGGTCGTGGCTTTTTTCTCTTTTGTCGCTTTACTGCTTTTTGCACTGGTTCCGCGCTCTGCTAACCCGGCCTGAAGTGCAATCTCCTGCACCCGGGCAGGAAGCGCCCCGTCGTCATACTCACCGGCCCGAATGACCTCAACACGCATACCGTCCGGTGACCATTTCAGATCTTGTTTCAGGATCATGATTCTTCACCCGTCAGAACAGGGGGCGCGGTTCCGCTCCCCTGAGTGATTACGCCGCTGCAATCTTCAGCAGTTTGATGGCCTGCGAATCGACCAGCATCCCGCCGGTGCGCTTGGTGGTATAAAAACCGACAAACGGTTTATTGGTGTACGGGTCACGCAGAATGCGGGTGCCGATACGGTCAACGATGGTGTAACCCCGTTTGAAGTTACCAAATGCAATGGCTTTCGCATCAGCGGCGATATCCGGCATCTGTTCGTTTTCAGCGATACCGTAACCCGCCAGAGAGGACGGCTGCCCCAGCTCCAGCCCCGGACGCCACAGATAGTTACCCTCGGTGTCTTTCAGCAGACGGATGGCAAACAGGCTGTTGTTGTTCATCATGAACTTCGCGCCAGTGCGGTGTGCCTTACGCAGCGTGTAAATCAGTTTGATAATGGCGTCTGCGGTCACCGCGGTCGCTTCGCCGGATACAATATGCTGAAGTTTGCCGAACGCCCGGACCTTGTCGGTTTCATCAGTGGATTCATACGCCAGGAACCCTTTCGGCTTCTTGGTGCCATCGCCTGAGGTAAAGGCAATTTCTTCCTGTTCGGCAAATTCGGTTGCCAGCTCGCTGTTGATCCAGGCCTCCACGTTGAAGAAGGCATCGTCCAGCATTTTCTGGGTAGCCTGCGGGTTGCCGTAGATTTCCCCCATGAGAGGTTCAATCAGCTCCAGTCTGGAGGTGGCAGTCTGGGATCGCGTATCAGTTTCCCCCACCCATCCGGAAGCCGTACCGCCCAGATTCACCAGTTTTTTGTAGTCGGAACCGCCAACGGTGATCACCGTGGCTTCCTGACGCATCACCACTTCATCTTTCAGCAGGTTAAGAATGTTGCGATCCAGTTCTTCCGGCACGGCGTAGCCACCGTCTTCATCGGTACCCACCTGCAATGCCTTACGCTCCAGATCGCGCAGACCGTCTTCACGGCCTTTACGCAGGAAGCCCACAAACGCCTCTTTATGCTCGGTGGCCAGTTTATTTTGCGCTCCACCTGCCGGACGTTTCAGCTCAAGCAGCTCTTTTTCAAGGTCGCTTTTGAGATTTTCCAGCTCGCTGAGTTTCCCGTTCAGGGTTTCCACCTGCCCGGCAAGCTTGCCTTTTTCCTGCTCAATCGCATCCACGCGCTTGTCGTTCTTTGCCTTGAAGTCGTCAAACTTCTGCTGCAGCTCCTGCGCGACCTGTTCGACATCTTTAATATCTACCGCCATCGTATTTCTCCTGATTAGAAGTTCAGATTTTTCAGTGCATTCAGTGCAGAGCTCACATCCTCAGCGTCGCGCAGGGACAGTGCGCTATAGCCCCCGGCCATGAATGCTTTGGCCTGGGTACGGGAGAGTCCGACATCACGCAGGACTCTTTCGATTTTTTTCTGTTCGGGGATTTCCCCGCGGGCCAGCGCGTTCTTGACGTCGCTGATCCGTGCCTCGTCGTTAGACGGAAACGTCACCAGACTGACTTCCCAGAGGTCGATTTCTTTCAGCAGAAAGGCTTCTTTCGTCCGGTCGTATTCCCAGTCCTTCAGGACGTACCCAATAGAAAGGCCGGTTAACGAACCGGCCTTCATGTGTGCATGTGCGCGTTTTGCCAGGGGATCATCATCAATGAGCAACCGCCCCCTGACGTAAAGCCCGACATCGTCTTCCTTCATTTCGGTGTAAACACCGATGGGCTCATCCATGCGGTGCTGCCAGAGCAGCGCAGGTAACGCTTTTCTGTCACTCCACGCCCGCAGGGAAGCAGCAAATGCCCCGGACATCACCACATCATCGTGGCTGTCCTTTACACCAAAGACGGAGCCATACCCTTCAAACTCACCGGAGTCACTGACAGATTTCAGACTCAGCGGTACATCAAGACGTTGTTTCGTCTGCATTGGCGTTATCCTTCTGCTTACCGGCTTT